CTGGCGCTGCCGGTCTTATGGGCGTAAACGCTGCAGGAACCGCAAACATCACACAGCTCAACACGTTCAACCCATTCGGTCTGAACCTTGTTGCCGATCGCAACTTTGCAACCAACACAATGGTCGTGGCAAAAGCATCAGCAATCGAGTATTATGAGCAGGTTCGTGGGTTAATGTCAGTTGAGGCTCCATCTACTCTCGGCAGGGTTTTCTCCTACTATGGGTATGTAGCAACATTCATTGCAGACAGCGATCTCGTCAAGTCCATCATCGTCAGCCCTTAATTCGAAAGGTAGGCCCTAGTAATGGCCACCTATTCGGTCACTAACAAGTACCTAATTGACAATTACGCCGTACTGCAACTCCTGACCCCCAGCGAGATTGCAGTCGGCCAGTCAATTACGGTCGCTGGCGTTGACGCCACATTTAACGGCACCTACACGGTGCGCGCATTGCCACAGTATTTGTACATTGGTGTTGACAGCCAGGGCGACCTGCTATACGACTACCAGTTGCCGATCGCTGATCAGGTGCTTTACGCAAGAACCGCTAACGATGTTGATCGCACCGCCGCATCTGGCACCGTTTCGTATGACCCCGTTTGCACTTGGGTGACGGCCGCGCAGGTCATGTCTTACCTTGGCATCACTATTGCTAACCCGTCTGACGATTACACGTTGCTCACGCAATCGGTGTCGGCTGGCAACCAGTTCGCATATCGCAGGCGTCAGGAGAGCGGCTATATTGACTCCCTAACGACCTCACCAGGCGGTGACGCAACATTGGGCACTTTGATGTATTGCGCTGCTTTGTGGCGCTCAAGGGGCTCAATAGAGGCAACCTACGCCACGTTTGACGGTATGGGCTCGGCACCACAGCAAAGCCTGACCCCGATCGTCAAACAGCTGCTTGGCATCCCTCGTCCAGCGGTTGCCTAATGTCGTACACCGACCTGTTTAACGAAGCGATTGATGACGTTACAGCGACGTTGACCGCGGTGTCTGGTTTGCGCGTTGTAAATGACCCAACCAAACTTGCGCCGAACTGCGTGTACTTGGATGCACCAAACTTTACGACTATTGCAGGCAACGGCAACGTGGTGCGCCTCGAGTTCCCAGTCAAAGTAATCGGTTCTGGGCCTGCAGGTCTGCCGGTGCTACGTCAGATTTTGAGCATTGTGGCAACCGTGCTTGGCTCGTCAATCATTGTCATGGCTGGCCGTCCGTCAAGCCTTGAGATCGGTGGCGCGCTGTACCCGTGCTACGACCTTGATTGCGCTATCCAAGCCCAGACTTCGTAATCCACAACTAAGCAACAGTAATCATCTACTATCAGAACAGAACTTAAGGAGCAATCATGGCATCAGCAACATACCTCTCAAACCCAGTCCTCACAATTAACAGCGTTGATTTGACCGATATGTGCAGCGCAGCGACATTGACCTATCTGGTTGAAGCGCTTGAAGACACCGCGTTCGGAACTAACTCACGCAGTTACACCGCTGGCCTTGTCAACAACGAAGTGACTTTGACGATGTACGCGTCGTTTGCAGCGACCGAAACTTACGCAACGTTGTTCCCATTGGTTGGCACTAAGACCAACATCACCTTGACCCCAGCGTCAGGTGCAGAGTCAGCAACTAACCCGAAGTTTATTTTGACTGGTTGCTACCTTGAGTCGTTGCCAGTTATCAACGCATCCCTTGGCGAGTTGTCAACCTATGACCTCACGTTCATGGGTGGCGCGTTGACGATTGACACCACCGTATAAATAACGGCTCCAAGCCGACATAGGAGAAACATGAAAATTAAGTTGCAGTTAAAGCGCACGCCAGACAGCGCGCCCGAGTTTTACTACACAAACCTGTTTGTGGTTACGGAATGGGAACGACTTGAGCGTCGCAACATTCAACAGCTCTCCGCTAACCCGTTGTACTCGGACTATGCCTGTTGGATGCACACGATCTTAAAGATTAAAGGTGAGCAAGTTGGCGACAACTGGCGTGAATGGTTAAGCAAAAACCCTGACATCGACATCCTGCCGGTACTGGACGAGACAGACCCAAACCCTACGGACGCGGCACCTACCGCCGCCAACTAGCAGAAGTACTAGTCGCGGTCGGTTGGTGGCCTAGCGACATTGCGTTTGACTCACGAGACTTAGCAACGGTCATTAAAGTGCTTAACGAGGCAAACAAAAAACGGAGATAACGTGGCGGAAGTATCGGCAAGGGTTGAGGTAGTCGGGCTAAAGGATGCCTTGAAGACCCTTAACAAGATTGACAAATCATTGCGCCGAGAAATTACCAAGGATTACAAAAAGATTGTTCAACCTGTTATAGACGATGCAAACAAATTTGTGCCTACTGGCGTCCCGTTATCTGGTATGGCGCGCAATTGGCAAACCCGATCAGGCTTCCAGATATTGCCTTGGATACCTGGCATGAAACAAAAAATTGCTGCCAAAATTAATACTCGAGCGATTAAGGAATACAACGGAAACACAACCAATGTGGGCACGTTTGCCATTCAATGGAAAGGCGCAACTGGCACCATGTTTGACACGTCTATGGCTGGTTCTCTTGGACGTGCGCTAACTGCACGCTATGGCAGTCGTTCGCGAGTAATGTGGAAAGCATACGAGCAACGCCAAGGTGATGTCATGTCCGAGATGGAGCAATTGGTCAAGCGCGTTATGGATGAAGCAAACAGAGAGACCGCATAATGGCAATTAATATCCCGATCATTTCAGAGTTTGATGGCAAGGGCATTAATAAGGCTATTAAGCAGTTTAAGCAACTGGAAACAACATCGGAAAAAGCCCAGTTTGCAATTAAGAAGGCGGCGGTGCCGGCAGCTGCGGCGCTTGGCGGTTTAGCGTTGGCACTTGGTGACGCGACTAAGGCTGCAATGGAAGATCAGCAGGAGCAGGCGGCGTTAGCGCTTACTTTGCAAAATGTGACTGGCGCAGGCAAAGCCCAGACTGCACAAATTGAAGATCAGATCAGCGCAATGTCTCGAGCGTCTGGCATTGCCGACACCGAATATCGCAAGAGCCTTGAGGCTTTGGTGCGCGGTACAAAAGACGTTGATCTTGCCATGAAGGACATGAACCTTGTCATGGATATCAGTACAGCGTTGCAAACCGATTCCAGCACGGTTGCAGACGCGCTTGCTAAGGCTTACCAAGGCAACTTTAAGGCGCTTCGATCATTGAGCCCAGAAATGGCAACGATGATTAAAGAAGGCGCAAGCCTTAACGAAATTATGGACGTGCTGGGCGGAACCTTTGGTGGTGCTACTGCCAAAAGTGCTGAAACCGCTGCAGGCAAAATGAAGATTTTGACCAACTCGCTTGGCGAAACGAAAGAATCAATCGGCGCTGCCTTGTTGCCTGTCCTTGAAGCCGTTTTGCCTGTGCTTAACAAGTTTGCTGCATGGGCTCAAGACAACCCCAAAGCATTTTTGGCTATTGCAGCCGCTATCGGCATAATTGCCGCTGCGATCGTAGCCACAAACATTGCCATGGCGCTCAACCCATTCAGCCTTATTGCAGCAGGCGTCGCATTGCTGATCGTGGGTCTTGTGACCGCGTACAACAAGTTTGAGTGGTTCCGTGACGGCATCAACTTAATTGTCAACACGGTCATTGGGTTCTTTGCTGGCATGGTCAACGCTGCGATCGGCGCAGTTAACGCAATCATTAGCGCGTATAACTCAATTCCGTTGTTGCCTGATTTGCCAAAAGCGCCAACTGTTCCCGTGCCTCAATTGGGCAAAACATCAAATACGCCTGCACCTGGACGTATGAGCATTCCTCGACTGGCCGAAGGTGGCATCGTGTCGTCACCTACCTTGGCGCTAATCGGTGAGGCAGGCCCAGAAGCCGTAGTGCCATTAGATCGCATGGCCACAGGCGGCGGCGTAACCATCAACGTGACTGGCGGCCTTGCCACAAGCGCCGAAATTGGTGAATCTGTTGTTAACGCGTTGCGCGCCTACTCACGGAGTGCAGGGCCGTTGGCTCTGAACATTGCCTAATGCCAGGCGTTGCGGTCGTTGATTCAGGCAACTATGACCTGCAAATAGAAACAGGTTTCATTGTTAACGCATTCACGCTTAACAACGTGACATCTGGAGTTCTTGACAACACATTTTTCGTGCTTGACGGAAACACCGAATATGCCAACGTCATGGCAGACACCACAAACATTAAAGTCAGGCGCGGTCGTCGAGATGTTGGAGACCAGTTCAGCGCTGGCACAATGACATTTACCATCCGCGACGTAGACGGCATTTTCAACCCGTTTGACGACAACAGTCCGTATTACGACACACCGCAATCCAAGCCAGGTCTTGCACCTATGCGGAAAGTGCAGCTCATCCGCTACGACATTGCTGGCGACCCTGAATACCTGTTCTCGGGCTATGTCGTCAACTATGACTACAACTTTGCTTTGGGCGGTTTAGACACCGTGACCGTGTATTGCGCTGACCAGTTTTACCTGCTGTCACAGACCTTTATGAACGAACTAAATGTGACGTCCGAGACATCTGGCGAGCGCATAGAAACTGTGCTTGATTTGCCAGAGGTTAATTTCCCTGCGCTACAACGAAACATCGCAACAGGCACAGTCAACCTTGGTCATGACAGCAACTACACCGTGCCGGCAGGAACAAACGTGCTGCAATACATAACGCAGATCAATGAAACAGCAGAGTTTGGGCGTGTGTTTATGTCGAGGGATGGCACGCTTACATTTCAGGAACGCATTGGAACAACCCTTAGCGCGTCGGTAGCCGACTTCCATGACGATGGCACCGAAATTAATTATGACGGTTTAGGCATTTCGTTTGAGGCAAACGAGGTAATCAACAGGTCTGTGGTAACAGGCTTAGACGGCAAAACAGCAACAGCAACCAACGCAGGCTCAATCGCAACCTATTTCATTCAGACCAACAGCATTTTAAACAGCCTGCTACACGAGCAAACCGCCATAAACACAGCTGCCAGTTACCTGCTCAATCCACAGCCTGAACCACGGTTCACATCGGTAGAAACCAAGTTCCTAATGTTGACCGACGCCCAAAAGGACACGCTGGCAACCGTAGAAATTGGCGACACGATTGCAATAGAAAAGACATTCCCGAGCGGTGCCGGCACAACCCAGTTGGCACAAGACTTAAGCGTTGAAGGCATTGAGCATTACCTGGATTATTCCACAGGCCACCGTGTGCTGTACTCGACTTCCCCGACCGTTATCGTTTATGAGCTAATTTTGGACAACCTGACGTATGGCACACTTGACCAGTTCAATGTTTTAGGATAGGAGACACTATGGCAACACCAACCACACTTCCAGCATCGTTTACCGCTGGTCAGGTTTTGACCGCAGCACAGATGAATGACGTCCGTGGCGCGTTTCGCATCTTGCAAGTCGTTGAAGGAACATACTCAACTACTGCATCTTCATCATCTGCAACGATGGCTGATACTGGCTTATCCGCAACGATTACACCATCATCAACTTCAAGCAAAATCTTGGTTTATGCAAATCATTCTGTTTGCCAAAAAGGCGCACAAAACTTAGGAAACAGAATTGATTGTCAAATTGTTCGTGGTTCAACAGCGATAGCAAACCTGTTTTCCCAATTTTTTAATGGGGTGGCAAACGATGTACGAGGTGGAATAAGTTTAATTAAGTTAGACAGTCCAAATACGGTTTCTGCGACTACTTATAAAACGCAATTTGCAAACGGTGCTGGCGTTGCGTCGGTGACTATGCAAGTTGATAGTAGTTTGTCAACAATTATTTTGATGGAAGTTTCAGCATGACCCATAATGAAGTTATTGACTTATTAATTGACGCTGGTTTTGATAACGGCTGGGCTTTGGATGGAACCACGCTTATTTTGTGGGAACATAAAGAAAACCCTCCAGCACCACTTACGCGCCCAGAGGCGTAATGAAATGGCGCTACCTCATCGGCTACGGAGCGCTCATCGCGGTCGTCTTGTGGGGTTGCGCTGGATGCGGTTATGACGGGTCATATCGCTACCCATGCCAAGACCCAGCCAACTGGCAAAAACCAGAATGCGAACCACCACTCTGCAACCCATCTGGAACATGCACACGGGATTTGATTTATGAGAGCACGCCTTAAACCCGAGGAGCTTCACGCTCGACTAATCGTGATCGTCGGAATTATCCTTGCCAGCGTCTTTGCCGTCACCGTGCTCGGATTTGTTTATGCGCTGATGTTTGTAACTCAACCGATCGGCCATCAATCACCCAATGACGCCG